TTTTATTATAACACATTTGGATGTGTACTTATTATTATCTATTTTAATAACGGTTGGTGAAGCAATAAATAAGGTGTTGAAACATTATATATTTAAACCAATTATGAAAGATAAATATTTACCTATTTTAGGTTATGGAAGACGTCCTATAAATTCAAAAAACCCTGCTCAATTTGGCAATATTAATAATCCTCCTTATAAAGGTAGTTATGGTATGCCATCTGGACACTCTCAAACAACTATAACATTTGCCGTATTTTTAATCATGGCTTTATTTGATTATCATTCAAATCTATCCAATTCAATGTTATATTTTATTACATTTATAATAAGTATTTATTCGCTACTGGTATTATGGTCTAGAATTTATTTAAAATGTCATACTATTCAACAAGTAATTATAGGGTCAATTATTGGTATTACGTTAGGATATTATGGTTATATTTATGGTAAATTATTAATCAACTCATCTAATTAAATAATCTTATTAAATCGGTTCTTTTTCTAAGAATAGATAAACTAGATGTAGACGAAATGTTTCTATCTTCAGAAAATAATAATTCATTGTATTCTGGAGCCAAGCAATAAACAGGTATACCTTGTTTTTTTGCTCTTAAACAAAAAATTATATCTTCACCTGTTTCTATTGTAGGCATTGGTTTATTAAATAATTTATAAAGTGTATCTTTACGAAAAGATAATCCCCCACATAAATAATCTACATGTAACAAAGAATCATTTTTTTTTTCATATATTAATTTTTTTTGCACGTATCCAGGTGGTATTGGTTTAATAACATTGTTAATATTATTTGAGACGTTTTTTGAATATAAATCAATATTATTATAATTATAGTAAAGACCTTTAAATTTCCTACCTACCATCCAGTTTGGAAATATAAATAAACCATTAATATCCATTCTTTTCTCATCAAGAACCCATCCATATTGACCAATTATACAATCTTTATTTACTAATATTTCTCTTGTTTTTTTAATAAAATCCATATTAGGGAAACGGTCATCGTCCAAAACAATAACATAATCTGTCGGTGCTGTTAAAGCGATTTGATATCTGCCTATATATTTAAAATTATAATCCGATTTAATATAATTTAAATGCTGAAATTTATCTTTCCACTTTAAAAAAGCATCAATTAACGTATCATCTTTACATCCTAAAAAACACCCCCAAACATATTTTGGAGGAGTTGATTGATATTGTAATGCCTTCATTAGCATATCTAACATATCAATCGGTTTATTGTAAAAATTTAATATAACTGTAACATCACTCATATATTAATAATTATAACATAATTTTATATTATAATTGTTATATTTTTATAATATCCCATTGTCTATGATGTCCTTTACAATGAACAATACATGGAGTAGAAAAGCGAGCATTTTTTTTAACACAGTTTTTATTCATATAAGATTTTTCTTTATCTGTTACACCTTGATTATATTTATATAAAGTAGAAATATGTGCTCCGCTAGGCCACCAAATTGGTTTTTCCGTTATATTATTTTCAGAATAATAAACATTATATTGTAATGCTATAAATCCATCGTCATTTGTAATTAAAAAATTATCATCTATTTTTGCTTTAATAATACGATGTTTCATTTCTTTTTGTATAACATTATGTAGATTCAAAGCATCTGATAAACTTAAATGTGTTTTCACAGACATATGAGGCATGATGTTTTTATTAATATTGTACCAAAATTTACCTTCAGGTAACAACCATATACAATATTTATAATCAGGGTAGCTTAATTTTTCTTGTTGTATTTCAGACATTTACATTATTGACATAAAATAATATAGTACAATTAATTGTTTTTTCTATTTTTAATTTCTAAATCGAAATCTTTTTTTGTTAATTTATATCCCCAATGTTGTAATGTTTGCCTCATTTTAGGACTAATATCATAATTATTCCAATCATTTACTCCTCCTTTTTTCATGATTTGAGTAACCAACCATTTTCTAAACCGTCCTTTAGGTCCAGCCAGTTTTTTCCATCTATCAATTTGTCTATCGTCATCATTACTTCGTCTTCCCATAAAAAATTCACAATACCACTGAACCCATCCATATGGATCTTGTTTATCAATCCAATTTTTTTCTTCCCAAAATTCTAATGTTGTTCCAACTTTTACATTATACTTATTAATAGTTATATCATATTGTTCAAATGGTTTTGTTAAATGTTCTTCTGGTATATTTTTCCACCATTTACTAGGGTACTTTTTATGTTGATTTTTAAGGGTTGATTCATAAAATTTACTATCAATTGGTCTCCAATATGTGCCTCCAAAACTTCCTAATTGAAACATTTTTCTTGGACTTAAATTAGGTGTAAAATCTGGTCTATCCTTGAAATAATATTTTCCGTTTTTTTTCATTTGTTCCTTATAATTCTTTCTTTTTTTATTTTTTCGCGTTTTAAATCCACCTTTAATTTTTGGAACCTTTCTTGTTCCAAATTTATGTTTTTTCCTAGCTAATTTCGCTAGCTTCATTGCTTTTCCTTTAGGATTACAATGTTCTTCCAAAATATTATAATCAACAGCAGCAGCTTTACCAGCTGTAATAGCACTTGCTAGACGAGCATATCCCCATGAATGAGCACTTTGATTTGGTCTACTTCCACTTGAATAATAAGCTCCTTGACCTTTTTTAACTATTTTTTCCAATCCCTCAATACTACATCCTGTTGATTTACTTAATTCATTACCAGGTTTAATAGAATTTAAATCATATATTTTTTCAGCATTAATAACATGTTGACTTTTTTTTGTTTTAAATGAATCTACCTTTTTACGTGTATAGTATTTACCTTGTTTATACGATTTACGTGACTTTTTCAATTCTTTTTTTATCTTAATTTTATCTTTTTTTGTTAATTTTTTTGGAACATATTTTATTGGAACATTTAAATCACTCATAAATAGTATATATATAACATATAATATTTATTACAAAGATGGTAATGGTGCTAAACATAACTTAATTTCTCCTAAAGAAGCAACGCTATACCTTACGATTAGTGGTATGTTATTTTCTAAATACATCTCAATACTATTACATAGATTTGTGCATTTAATAAAATAACTTAAATTTTTCAATGAAAATTCACCTTGAATAATTTGATCATTTTCTTGTTTTTGTATAAATTCCATATTACCATCACATTCAGAACGTCGTAATGTACAAGAGGCAAATGGACCATTACAACTAAAAATCAATTCATTTCCTACTGATTTAATTTCTAACCTATCGGATAAATTACTTAAGTCTCTAACAATTTTTTGAAAATCACTTGAAGGCATATTAAGAATGGAAGAATATTTGATTTTTGGTAATTCCAAATCATCATCATCTGGTTCGATCAATCTTAGCTTTTGATCTTTACATTGTTTTATATCTCCATTTTCAAATTTTAATCCCAAATGATCAACAATACCATCATTATAATCATTTTCTTCAATGTAAATAGTTAATGTATCATCATTATCAATAGAATTAATAAGTTTAAATAGTTGAAACATGTTAACACCAATTACAATTTTAGGGTATTTACAATAATAATACTCAAATTTATCTGCCTGTAAAAATAAATGAGCTAATATAGTATGTGATTTATCCATATTAACAATACGAATACCATCTTGTTGGAATATTATATTTGTTTCTAATAAAATGTCCTTTAAAGCAGTCATTAGTGTTCTAAAAGGAGGAATTTGTATTGTTTTTATTTCCAAAACATTTGTATTATCAGCCATAATATATTAAAATAATAATAATCTTTAAATACTAAAATTATTTATTAATCAAACGCACCTATTATTTGAATAATCTTTGAATAATCTTTTAAATTGAATAAATAAATATTAAAATTAGTATTAGTAATTAAATATAATATGTCAACATTTATAACTTTCGTATCACAATGCTGTTATAATCTTAAACAAAAAATATGGAAAAAAAAGACAAAATGTGTATTTGATGAAGCTATATTTCCAAGTAATAATTACATTGTTTACAATAAATATAAAATCAATCCTATTACTGTTATAAAATTCAATGAACAAAATATAGTAGATACTATTGGAGAAGGAGGTAGTGCAGTTGTTTACAAATATATTGATAATAATAAATTATATGCTTGTAAAAAACAAACAAAAAATATAGTAAGTATTGAAAGAGAAATAGAGATTATGAAAAAATATAAACAACATAAACATTTACCAATGTATTATGATTCTTATGTCAATAATTCTACTAATTTACAAAGATCATTAAGGTATCACTATATATTTATGGAATATTGTCAAGGTCAAGAATTATTTCAACACATTAAACCAGATTTTGATTTTCAATTAGCCACAAATATTATTTATCAATTAATATCCGCTGTAAAACATTTACAAAAATACAATATAATACATTCAGACATAAAACTTGAAAATATAATTATTGGTCAAAACAATCAAATAAAGTTAATAGATTTTGGATTATCCCGCGTGTTACCAGAATATGGGAATTGTGTTAGACTGAATAGATATATTGGAACCATTGGATATATTTCACCTGAATCTATTTTATTTAATTATGTAAACTTAAAAACGGATATTTGGAGTATTGGTATATTATATTTCATGTTATTAAATAACAAACATGTTTTCAATGTAGTAAATATTCACACCTATAAATCTCAACTTTCCTATATATATTCAAGAAGAACAAAACCTATGTATATTAACAACAATACATTAACAAATACTAAAAAACGAATAAATATACTTAGTTTCCTTACTAAAACAATATGTCATGAAAAAAATAGATATACTATAAAAGAGTGTTTAAATAGTAAAATATTTAAAAATGTTGTAAAAGTATAAATAAATTCAACTTTTTAAATATTAAACGTAATTTTTTTCTAATATTTAAATGTCTATAGATAATGTTAAATTATTAAATGAAATTAATATACATTTTATAAATATAATTGAAAAATATTCAAATAACAAAAAGGTTTTAAATAAGGTAAATAATTATGTTAAGGAAAAATTAGAATTACATATCGATAAAATGTGTAAAGAAGAAAATGATATTGATTCAACAAAAAAAGAAAGAGATTACTTTATAAATTACTTTTTGTCTAGTATGGAAAATATATATTATTATGTAAAAAAACAAGATTTATTTATACATTATGATATGAAACATTATAAATGTATTGAAGAAGATATGATTTCTAATAAAATATATAATGATATTATTGATAATCATCCTCGATTAAGTCAATATAAATTTGATATTCAAAACGACATTGTAGATGAATACAAAAAACAATTATTAGTTCATTCTATTCCTGAATCGTGTACTATTCAAAATGTAATTAAGTTTTTAATGACCTATTTTTTTGATAGTAAAGATGATGCTAAATATTTTTGCTGTATATTAGGTGATATAATATTAAATAAACAAACGGATATTATTTGTTGTATAAATGAACATTTATTAAATTTTATTAATAGTTTTCAAACTATTATTGAAAACGGTATAAATACAGATATTTTTAAAACAAAAATAAATAATTTTACTATTGATACGATTACATCAACACACGATATAACTAAACATAGGATATTGTATTCTAACACAAATAAATTATGTTTATGGAATGATTTTTTAAATAGACATGCTATTGATATATATGTAGTTTGTGTTCACTATTCAAAACGTTACTTACATTCGGAAAAATATTTAACCCATCATAAAACACCGGAGCATATATTATATTTAAAAACAAATACTATAAAAACAATTATAGAGACGTTTGGTTTACAAAAAATAACAGTAGAACCCAATAGCTTTATTACATATGAAAATATGAAATTTCTGTGGTATAAATATTTAAAATTAAAGCAAATTCCAACTAATATTATACCTATATCACGTTTACATAAAGATATGCTAAATTATGCTAAATACGATGATATAAATAATAATTATTTATGTGTAAATCATGATGATAATTCATTAATTGTAAATGTTAAAGACTTTATTCAACATTGTATAATACGAGAAAACAATGATCAATTAGAAATTAGTGAATTTATTGAAATATACACAACATCCAAATATAACGCTCAAATTGTAGATGAACAAAGTGTAGTTGAAATAATTAAATATTTTACTGACTATACTATAGAAAATGATGATAAAACCATTAATAATGTAAAATGTATATTATGGGATAAAAAAGGAGATATAAATAAGTTTATAAATTTGATGAAAACATCCCATCAAAATTCTTCTCATATTATCAATGAAAATTTATCATTTAATACTATTTATACTAAATATTGTAAATATACATCTAATAATGGCAATGTTAATAAAATAGTAACAAAAAAGTATTTTATCAATTACATATTATCAACCATTCCCAATAAATTTATTTATTTTAATAAAGTATTACAAACATTCTGGTCAAATAAATAATAAGCATTAATATTAATTATAAGCATTAATATTAATTATAAGCATTAATATTAATTATAAGCATTAATATTAATTATTTCTATTGATTTTAATTATATTTAGTTTTTTTTGCTCTTTTTTTTACCTTTCTTTTTCATGGTCTTGTTTTTACCTTTCTTGCTTTTCTTTGTTTTCTTAATTGCACCGAATTTACCTTTGCGTGTGAAGTATCCTTTGTCGTGTAAGCGTTTCAACATTTGTGGACCTTTGCTGCTTTTAGCACGAGAAACAATTTTACCGTGTTTGTTTTTCTTAAGGCTTTTTTTTGTTAAACCACCAGTTGTTTTGTAAGCTGTTTCATGCATAACTTGAGCACGAGAACCAACTAGCATTTGGAATTTTTTACCTTTGATATGATACATACCATCATCACTTTTATGGGCTCTTTTTACCATTATATAATAAATTAAGAAAAAATTAAATTCAATAATTAAATTAATTTTTAACAATAAAAAAATGGTGTTTAAAATAATATTTCTAAATTATAATAATGAGTGATAGTGAAACAGATGGGTATGTGAATTATAGTATACATAGTAAAGATATCCAAACCGCTAGAAAAGAAATCGAACAATTTGAAAAAATATTACATGAAGCAAAGAAAAATTATAAAGAAAAATATAACGAGGATTATGATAATACATGGTATAGTTATATAACGCATTTTTTCAACTGGTTTAATCCATTAAGTTATGTACAAATTAAACAATATATAGCTAAAAATGATGATGAGATATATGAAAAAGGATACAATATGTATTCATCTTATTATGATAATTTTTCAGACATAGATGATGATTAAATAAAAATTATTATCATATAAAATTGATTTAAAAGTATAAGTTAATAATCATTATTATTGAAACCATGTCTCAGAACTTAGCAAACGAATATCAAAAAAAAACAGACCGTGAGCATATTTTGGATGCCCCAGACACTTATATTGGTCAAGTAGACAGTGACGAAACAAAAAATTGGTTATTACAAGATGATGATAGTTTTAATTATCAAAATTACTCTTGGATACCAGGTTTATTTAAGTGTTTTGATGAAGGTATTGTTAATGCACGTGACCATGCTGTTAGAATGGCGCAAAAACAAAAAAAGTCTAAAGACGTTATACCAGTTAAAAATATCAGTATTGAAGTAGATGATAAAACTGGTGTAATCACTATGACAAATGACGGTAATGGTATTGATGTAGCAAAGCATCCTGAGTATGATTTATGGATTCCAGAAATGATTTTTGGACATCTAAGAACATCAACCAATTATGATAAAAATGAAAAAAAAATAGTTGGTGGTAAGAATGGATTTGGTTTTAAACTAGTATTAATTTATTCAAAATGGGGAACGATTGAAACGGTAGACCATATTAGAAAAAAGAAATACACGCAACGTTTTGAAAACAATCTTGAAACTATTCAACCACCAACTATCAAACGTTCAACTGTAAAACCATACACTAAGGTTAGTTGGTTACCAGATTATAAAAGATTTGGTATTGATAATCTAACACCAACAATGTTTAAACTGTTTAAAAAACGAACATATGATATTGCCGCTGTAACTGATAAACAAGTTATTGTTAAATTCAATGGTAATACACTACCCATTCGCACATTTGAACAATATATTAACATGTATATTGGTAAAAAGGAGCAAACAAAACGTTTATTTGAAGCATCTAAAAATGGTAGATGGGAATATGCGGTTTGTTTAAGCCCTGTGGATGAATTTACACATATTTCATTTGTAAATGGTATAAGTACAACGAGAGGTGGAAAACATGTTGACTATATACTAAAACAAATTACTAAAAAAATGCAATCTTATATTGAAAAGAAAAAGAAAATCAAAGTAAAGGAAAATACAATTAAAGAGCAATTGATGCTATTCCTAAATTGTGTAGTGGAAAATCCTTCATTTGATAGTCAATCAAAAGAATCTATGAACACCCCTGTAAGTAAATTTGGAAGTAAATGTGAAGTTAGTGATAAATTTATTGATAAATTGGCTAAGATGGGTGTCATGGATGCTGCTATTAGTTTAAATGAAATAAAAGATACTAAGGCAGCTAAAAAAAATGATGGTAAAAAGGTAAGAACCATTAGAGGATTACCTAAGTTAATGGATGCTAACTATGCTGGAACAGCTAAATCAAGTGATTGTATTTTGATATTATGCGAAGGGGATTCAGCTAAGTCTGGTATTATGTCTGGTTTAACTAAGGAAGATAGAAATTATATAGGTGTCTTCCCTCTTAAGGGTAAACTATTAAATACAAAAGATTTACCACAGAAAAAAATCAATGATAATGTTGAAATAACTAACATTAAAAAGATTTTGGGATTAGTTACCAATAAGGTTTATAATAAAAAAGAAATTAAATCATTGCGATATGGAAAAGTCATATTTATGACCGATCAAGATTTAGATGGCTCTCATATTAAAGGATTATGTATTAACCTATTCCATAGTCAATGGGGTGACTTATTTAAAGCAGATAAATTCATTGGTTTTATGAATACTCCTATTCTTAAAGCTACAAAAGGTAAGAGAGTATTAAACTTCTATAATGAAAGTAAATATAATGAATGGAAAAAGGCAAATAATAACGGAAAAGGATGGAAAATTAAATATTATAAAGGTTTAGGCACCAGCACTAGTAAGGAATTTAAAGAGTATTTTAAAAATAAACGACTTATTACATTCTCATACACAGGTAATACATCTGATAATGCTATAGATAAGGTGTTTAATAAAGAAAGAGCAGATGATAGAAAACAATGGTTAGAAAAATACAATAGAGATAATGTATTGGAAACCAATAAAAACCAGATACCATATGAAGATTTTGTAGATAAAGAAATGATTCACTTTTCAAAATATGATTGTGAGCGTTCTATACCAAATTTAATTGATGGTTTTAAAACAAGTCTTAGAAAAATAATTTATGCAGCGTTTAAGAAGAATTTAGTAAAGGAAATAAAAGTTGCCCAGTTTTCTGGATATGTTTCAGAACATTCTGGATATCATCATGGTGAAATGAGTTTAAATAAGGCAATTGTAGGATTAGCACAAAATTATGTTGGGTCAAATAATATTAATATGTTGATGCCAAATGGACAGTTTGGAACACGGTTAGAAGGAGGTAAAGATGCTGCTTCAGAAAGATATATTTACACCGAATTGAATCCACTTACAAAATATATATTTCCAGAACAAGATATGCCATTGTTAAATTATTTAGATGATGATGGGTTTATGGTAGAACCAGACTATTATTTGCCTATTATCCCAATGGTTTTGGTAAACGGTGGTAAGGGTATTGGAACCGGTTATAGTTATGAAGGATTATGTTATAATCCACTTCAAATTATGAAATATATTCAAAATAAAATTAATGGTGTAGTTCATCAAGATAATGTTGATATTGAACCTTATTATGAAAATTTTAAAGGAAGTGTTATTAAATTAAATGATACAAAATTTATGATAAAAGGATGTTATCAAATTATTAGTTCGGATAGTATTCGTATAACTGAGCTTCCTATTGGAACATGGACAACTAGCTATAAGGAGTTTATTGAAACATTGATGGATGATAAAAATAAGAAAAAGAAAGCAATTGTTAAATCTATTATGGATATGAGCACAGATGCTATAGTCGACATTACTGTTAAATTTCAACCAAATACACTAGGTAAATTGGTTGCTAAACAAATAGATCCTCATCATAATCAATTAGAAAAATCATTAAGGTTGGTTACTACTAAAAAAACAGAAAACATGCATTTATTTAATCATAAACAACAATTAAGAAAATACAAAACAATTTATGATATAATCGATTGTTATTTTCCAATTAGAAAGCAAGGATATATTACAAGAAAAGAATATTTGATTAAACATTTAGAAAAAATAGTAATGATATTAAGTAATAAGGCTAGATTTATAAAGGAACAATGTGATGATGTGATTGATTTAAGAAAAAAGAAAAAGCAACAAGTAATTGAATTGCTACAATCACATAATTATGATGTTATCGACGATGACAATGATTATAAATATTTAAGAACAATGACAATTGATAGTGTAGAAGAAGAAAATGTAGCTAAATTAATTGCTGAAAAGGAAAAAAAGCAAAAAGAATTAGATATTGTTAAAAAGAAAACGATTGAGCAGATGTGGAATGAAGAAATAAATACATTAAATATTCAGTATGAAAAATATCAAAAAATAAGAAAATCAAAACTATATGGTGATACAACAAAAGTAACTAAGGTTAAAAAGGTTAAAAAAATAAATAAAAAATTAAAAAAATAATTAAAAAAATAATTAAAATGTATAATAATTAAAAATACAAGTAAATTAAACATTAATAATAAATAATTTTTATTACTTATTATTAAACTTATCAGTATTTAAAAAAACTTTTTTGTTTCTAAAGTATTATTGTGATAAGTTGATATAGGTCTTTGCATTGGTGTGGCCATAGTACTAACATCTCTTTTGTATTTCATATAACCATCCGCTTCTCCATAAATTTGTGGAACAGCATAATCACATACTAATTTATTTAATTCAGATACTTGACGAGTAACATCTCTCCCATGTTTGGCATTTTGTAAATAAATACTTCTCATTATTATTTTTAGAGTATCTTCATTTTGATTTCCAATATTAAATATACCATTAGACATTTTATGAACGCCTGCTTTTATAGCATTTTGTATAATGTTAATATTTTCTTTAGAAAAATATGATTGTGACAATTGCGTTGAACTATTTGTTCCTGTTAATGCTTCTCTAAAGTCACTAGTAGTATCACTTGTAGGGATTTGATCATATAAAGTAAATACATCTAAATTTGTTTTTCCAGCGATATCAATTCTACCGTTATTCATAATAATATATATAAAATATAATATTTTATTATTTTATACATAATGAGTTTTCAAAAAACGGTTTTAATTATTGCCCTAATTGTTCTATCTGTTATGTTATTTTTTATAGCTTTAGCAATGAAGGGTTTAAAAAAATCACAAGAATACCCACCGGAGGTATCTGAATGTCCTGATTACTGGACAAAAAACGACCAAGGGGCTTGTGAACCTAGTTTAAATAAAAATAATAATTCTGGTAATAGTGATTGCTTGTTGTATACAGGTGCAAAAGAAAAAGATGCGTTTGCACAAAGTTGCGGTATTGAATGGGATGGATTAACCAATGTTTAAGTAAAATCTTTGTATAGGATATTATAAAACAGTATAATATAATATTCTATGGTATTTCATCAAATCCAAACATCTCTCCCAGATTGTTTAATTCATCATATTTATTCTTACATTCCTTTCTATGAACTCTATACTTCTTCTAAAACAAACTTTAATTTATATATTGAAGATTACTATAACTTTCATAAAAATAATAAAAGAGGACGTTTTTATTATAGTAAAATTAACAATACTTATGTTAGGTATTTACTAAGAAATAACATGTTTTTATTTGTTGAATATTTATTATACTCTAATTTAGTAGTTCCGTTTGGTAAAATTAAAAAGTATTACTATGGAGACAATAAATTTAAAACTTACATTGATTTTTGTATATTTTTAACAAATAAATATGAAAGTGAACAAACCAAGCAATTATTAATTGATTATAAAAAAACACATTGTATATAATAAAGTATTAATGTTGATTAGGATTTAAAATATAAAAGTTAATTAATATAATTAATGGATAATTTAGATTTAAACGATATATTGGATAGGAAAAAAGAAGAAGCCCAATTAATTGAATATTTAAATTATTTTGAAGAAAACAAACATGACTTAACGACAAAAAGAGGTATATATATATTTGGAAATCCTGGTGTAGGAAAAACAAGGTTTGTGTATGATATTTTAAATAAACTAAATTATGATATAATTGGTTTTGATGCCGGAGATGTGCGTAATAAATCTGCTATTGATAAAATAACAAAACATAATATGTCAGATAAAAATATCATGAATTTATTTTATAAAAAATCAACAAAAATAGCTATTGTTATGGACGAAATAGATGGGATGAATAGTGGAGATAAGGGTGGTATTAACTCACTTATTAAATTAATGAGACCAAAGAAAACTAGAAGGCAAAAAAAAGAAGATATTACATTGAATCCTATCATTTGTATAGGAAATTATCACATAGACAAAAAAATAAAAGAAATAAAAAAAACGATTGATAATATCGAAATTAAAACCCCTACAGATACACAAGTTAAAAATATATTATCTAACCACCTCAAAATTGAAAATATGGGAGAGATGTGTTCATCATATATAGGGGGTGATTTAAGAAAGTTAGAATTTATTTATACAATTAATAAAGTTAACAAACATTTAATAGATAATATGGATATTAATAGTATTTTTTTAAGTGTCGATTACAATGATGATACTAAGATAATAACCAAAAAATTATTAAATAATAGTTATAATATCGATGAGCATTTTAAATTAATGAATGATACAAATAGAACAAGTGTAGCTTTGTTGTTTCATGAAAATATTATTGATGTATTGTCTAATATACATAAAATAGAATCTATAGATTTTTATCTACAAATCTTAGAAAATATATGTTTTTCAGATTATATTGATAGAATTACATTTCAAAAACAAATATGGATATTCAATGAAATGAGTTCATTAATTAAAACTTTATATAATAATCATTTATATCAAAATAAGTACATCTATAAAAAGAAACATACTGGTATAGTTAGATTTACTAAAGTGTTAACAAAATATTCAACTGAATATAACAATAGTGTTTTTATGCAGGATATGTGTAGAAAATTTCATATGGATCAAAAGGATTTACTATGTTATTTTTACAATCTTAAACAAACAAAAGATATAGACGAGATTATTGATATGTTTGAAAAAAAAGGTATTATAAACAAATTAGAAACAGTAAGGATGTTTCGTTATATTGATTCTTGTTATTAAATATAATATTCTAGTTATTATATTTAAATTTATTATAATTTAAATTAGTCATAATGATATCATTTATTCTTTATTTTTAAGAAAATTCATAAAAGCATCTGCTTTTCTTTCTCCACTATAATCTTCAAGTTTTTTATCTTTTTCATCTAATAACATAATGGTTGGAAAACCTTTAACACCTAATTTTTCAACAAATTTAGGTGCTTCATCCTTTTCAACTCTTCCTACACCAATTTTTCCTTTATACATTGTTTCAAACTTTTCCCACTCAGGCATCATTTTTTTACAATGTCCACAATTTTTCCAATGAAACAAAACAAACTTTTTACCATCCATATTACCCATTCCTTCTTTCATTATTTTCAAACCTCTTAAACTTTTTAACAAAGCATCCAATAGAAAACGAAATACAATAAATATTATTACATATATAGCAATTCTAGGAATTGTTGGTAATTTTTGAATTGTCTTAATTAAACCGTTAAATTTCATTATAAATTAACATAACAAAAAAATATATTCATAAAAAGATAATCTAAACAGTTGTATAAAACTCCAATAAACTTTTATCTTTAATAAACATTTTTGGAGACAATTTAGTTTTTCTAACATAATCAGGATGAGGGTTGACCAGCAATTTTCGTTTATCAAATGTATTGTATTGATGAGCAAATACAAGAATAGTTTTCTTTGGATCCAATTGAACAAAAGGAACAGTATAATTTTTTAAAAACGCTTTTTCTTCTGCTATTTCAGCGTCATCATCATATTTTGTTATTTTTAGAAGTTCTCTTTTAAAAGCAAATGTTCCCGCTGTTCCGTGTGATTTACCATATGGACCAAATATATACAATTGGTCTAAATCATTAAAATAAATATAAACAATACTACTTCCAGCACATAAAGCCCTTGGTTGAGAACGCAATCTGTCTACAGCATGAGTAACCCTTTCAGGTGGATAAAAATCATCATCATCCATGTATACCAATATATCTCCTTTTGATTTTTCATGCATCAAATTTCTTTTTCTACCCAGCTTAATTTTTTCTTCATAACGAAAATATTTTACACCTTCCACATCTTTAAATAAATCTTCTACAGAATCTTCACCATCATCAATGATGATCCATTCCATCAATTCTTTTGGATATGTTTGTGCTTTATAACATTTTATTAGTTGAGGAATAAACATACGACGATTATATGTTGGAGTACATACACTAACAAATGGCTTTCCACTTGAAGATACTTTCTTTTTTCTATTTTTTTTTCCCATTATATAATTTAAATGATTATCTTTAATATATTAAATAAAATTAATATATTAAGTTAGTTATATTTACTCAGCAGTAGCTGGACCATTAAATACGGCATTATAAATAAAATACATTGGAACTAAAATAAATGGAGCGGCTATACCTACAATGATTAAACCATTTGTATCAATATTAATAGGTAATTTTTCATGAAAGTATAAATTGTATTTTTGAATAAGAAGAATTCCTAGTAACAATATAAACAATACTATATTCATGTATGATTTTGTAATATTTTTAAACACATTATTAACCTTTCCTACATTTTGAAGCATTTTTGTAATATACCCGACCACAAAAAATAGACCAATTACAGACGGTATTAAAATAAAATGAGCCAAAGCACCAACCGTAAGCCATGAAAATATAGTAGTAAAATTATATTTAAAAAACCAATAATTTACATTTTCAAAAAATCCGGTTTTTACAAGGCTTATAGTGGTTTTAATATAACCTAAATGTAAATATCCAAACATAAAAACCATTGCTAATATAGAACCTACAAAATACATACCAATTGGTAAAATACCAACTATTAATAATTGTATAAATGCTCTTAATTGAGAAGGTGTTCTTCCATAAACACTTTTCCTTTCCCATAAAGCCCCTCCATCTACTCCATAATACAATTGTTCCAATATTTTATTTACCTGACAAAAAATATAATGAAGTGAATCTCTAGGTATTTTAGCTAAACCGACATACATTGATTTTACAAATTCATATATTAATGGACTTTGGTCTTGATTTACATCAATCATATTCATAAATTTATCAACATTAAATGAATGAGATTCTTCATCTAAATCTAAATCTTTTGATTGAACAGAATGGAAATTGTTCCATAACAAAAAACAACCAATATAAAGTAGTAGTATAAGTTTTATAAAAAATACTAATATTTCTTTAATAACAGCAATTGTTCGTTCAACATATGAATCTTCTTTAATGGTGTAAGTTCGTGCATTAATTGTATCTACTAGTTTATTATGTTTATTTGCCGCCTTATAATATTTCCAATCGGGACTTTTATAATAATTATCTATAAAATCATAAGGCTCTCCTTTCCATTGTTGTAAATGCTTTTCCAAATATTTCCAATCCCTTTTATATCTATAAGTTTTATAAATTTCATTCATATCTTGTGCTCTTTTCACTTTTTTTTTAGCTTCATCAATTTTTTGTTGTTCTTCTTTAGATATTTTCTTTTCTTTCTTCTTCTTTTTTTTATCTTCTTCCTCATCTTCTTCATCATCATCTTCTTCTCCTTCTTTCTTTTTTTTCATCTCTTTCTCTTTTTTCTTTTTTGCTTTAATTTTTTTTCTTAGTTCACGCTTCCTTTCTTCTTTACTCTTAATATTAAATGGTTCTATGAAAACAGTCATATTATATATTATAATTATTTATTATATTTTTAAAGATTACTATATTTACATTGTTTAGTATTTCCTAAATTTATTTTACTGTAAAGTTTTTTATTACTACTATATATATGAAAACATTTGTAGCAATATTTTTACTATTTATAGTTATAGTAATTGCTTTATTATATAAGACACAACAATCAGAACCTTTTGTATCTCAAATATCCAAATCATATGATTCAAATGAATTTAAAGCTATTGTTTTAGATAAAATGGACAATTATGATATTGAATTAGCCATTCCTTCTGGACAATATTTATATAATACAACTCAAGGTAATTGGGGATTTTCAACCGATGAAACAAATAACGGAGTTGTATTTGGGGTGTACAGAGATGGATATACGTCGGATGGTTCTATTTTTAAAGGAAAATCTGGTAAAAGATATAAATATATGCTAGAACAAGGACCATATGTTATTAAATATGAAGTTAGAAAAAAGGAAGGAAAACATGATGTTTCTATTTTTGTGGATGACAAATTAGTTGGATTTGCTAAGGGAGACGGTGTTTCTGCTGATAAAATTAAAGTAATTGGTACCAATTATCATAATTATAATAATGAAGCAAAGAAGGATGAACGAGGAAGACGGCCAGTTGATTATTTAAAATTTATCCCAAAAGACGTTAATGGTAAATCTATAGAAGGTATGACTGACAGAAAAGAGCAACAACAGCAACAACAGCAACAACAACAACAACAAACAGATGTTAATTTTTCACCTGAAGTAAAAAAAAATAACAATCTAAATAGTTCATCTATAAATGAAGTAGAATTTACAACAAAAATGTGTAGAGAAGAAGGATTGTTCTGTAATAAAATTCAAGATTTCAACATTAATTTACAAACAGGAAAAATTTATTATGGTATAGGTGAACAACAAAACAATGGTAAGACTAAATTAGTTATTAGTGAACAAGAAAATGATGCTAATTTAAAACATTTATTTAATACTGCTGATCAAAATAAAGATGGTATGATAATGGAAACTGAGTTAAAAGAGTTGATGGATAATTTACAAATCAATCAAGAATTATATGATAATGCAATGAAAACAATAACTCCAGCTGGAATGGATTATAAAACATTTTCTAGTTTACTTGGTGAACCCATTAAAAACATTTTAAAAATAGTATATACTGAAAATGGTGTGGTTGGTTTAAAAATGATGTATAAATTAATGGGATATGAATATGCACAAAAATCACTTGAAGACGCTAAAAAAGAAATGGAAAAAAAGAAAAGACAAGCTCAATTAAAAAAAATGTATCCCGAAGCGGATTATGATAAATCACAACCTAGTAAAACTAGATATCGTAGTGATTATAAACCAGAACATCCACGAAATCCAGATGCGGTTCATTTTTATGATTCAATATGGGATTTTAATAAACAATAACTGATAAATTTGTAAACAATAATCAAATAATTAATATTTTTAATACTAATTATTTATCTTGCTTGTAATAATTCTCCTCTTCCTCCTGTTATGATTAACATATTATATCTTTCTTCAAATATTTTTAAATCATAACTATACTCCAATAAATCGGATGTTGTTTTTCTAAAACCAATAGGATTATTATTAGTATCACAAATAATATTTATCAATCTTGGTTCTGTGTTTATAGGTGGTTCTAATGTATTAAATTCAAAACTAACCTTTGAAAATTTGTTTAAATTCATAGCACCAGAAGGTTGATATACAGCTCTTTCACTGTCTAAGCAAAAATTATAACAATACAACCCATCTTTAGCTGAACCACTTGTTCGTTTCCATTTTTCAACATATTCATAAATACCAGCATCTAATACATTTTCTCTATAAACTCCTTGTAAAACAACACCCATATCTACCAATATTTCCTTTTTATTATAAAAATAATCACCAATCGAACCAGTTATATAAAAATTACGAGGATTTCTAATTCTTTTTTCATTTAATTCTGGTAATATATTGGTGATTTTTTGAGGTTCTATATTATTATATGTCCAGTTGGTATAATTAGACCATTCATTTCTAAGATGGACATCATTTCGTCTAAACCGAAACATATAATTAACAACCATGTCTTTACTGTCAAATTCAGTTATTTGAGAACCACCAACCGATAATTTCTCATATTCATATATTTGCTTAATTAATAATTTATATGGTTGAGTAGCAATCATTCTTCTTTCATCTTGACCTAAAAATATATATGTTGATATAAGATGAATGTCTGTATTCCAATCGTTTCTAGTTTGGTCATATAAGTCCAATGTTCCAGATATATCTCGTGGAGGATTTAAAAAATGCCACATTTGATGATGTAATACATTAGGATTAGGTGCTCTTCTATAACTTACACCCGTAGCATTATTTACTGCATCTACATCATTTATAGTATATAAATGAGTAATCGGTTGAAATGTAATTTTAATATTAATTTCTTGATACTGTAATGCTACTAATGGCAATGCCATCTTACTGGAATCCGAAAAAAATAAATTTAACGGTATATATAATTTTCTACCTTGTATAGATGGAATAACACCAGTTTCATCTACGTACATAGCATTTGGATAAACATTCACTCTATATCCACTAAAAGCAGGATTATTTAATTCTGGTATATTACCAGTCATTCTATTCCATAGATCTTTCTTAGAATTACTAAAATCTCGTTCTTTCAAACAATTTAAGTATTCTCCTGAAAATTTACTTAAAATAATAGGTCCAGAATATACTTCAACTTCACGAATCATATTTGTTCCTAATTCTTCTATCCATCGAAATTGATATGGTCTCATTCTATTGCCACCAACCTGTAATGAAGGATTAAATTCTTGAAAGGGACTCCATATGTCTGGAAGGGTTACACATATATAAGTATCATAAAGCATTTCTGCATATCTAGGTATTTTAAAATCCAATACAGTAGGTGTGTTGTAATTTAATATACGACTTCCTTTATAATCAACTCTAAAACGTTGTAAACCAAAATTAGTATGTTTTTTATAAACTGCTTTAAAAAATGTTTTTTTAGGATTTCCATTTAATATTACATTTTCGTTTCCATATGCTGTTAAATTTAATAGTCCACCGCCCATTATAATTAATATATTATAATATAATAATTTTAATATTTATTTGTCTATAAACAATAAAATATATCTAATTATATATTAAATGAATAGAATTCCAAAACCCAATTTTTTTTCAAAAACAAATTTATTAAAACTCCCCAAAGCTGGAGAGGTAAATAAAATAATTCCAGCTATGGAAGCACCACCAGGAGATTTATTAAATGATATGGGTAAACAAGCAGCTGAACAAAGTGAAAAAATGCAACAAAATGTAATGGAATATTACAAAATGATAACAAGTAATAATAAGTTTTTATTACGCTTTATTTTAGTTATTGGTATAATTATTGTTTTTCTTATTATTGTTTTTTATATTTCAAATAGAAATAATAAAAGCAATAGCAATGTTGAAAAAATAAAAGGAACTATTAAAGATTACAATTTATTTAAAGAAAAAAATGATATAGGTGCTATTTCCAATTTCGCGTATCATGATAGTTATGATAGAGTCTATAAACGGTTTACTTCTTTAAAAGATTATTATATTTTAGGTAGTTATAACAGTTGTTGTGGAGGGGAAGTATTTAATAATTGGGTAGATTTGGGAATATTAGAAAATACAATTAAAATGGGACCTCGAGTATTAGATTTTGAAATTTTTTCATTGAACGGTTCTCCTATTGTTGCAGCTAGTTTAAAAAACGCAAATAGTGGAATGGTTGCTTCTTATTCAAAAGATACTTTAAATCATTTAGAAATACCCGATGTATTAAATACTTGTAAAAAAGCTTTTCATGGGATAACAACTCAAAACGCAAATGATTTATTAATATTAAATTTTAGGATCAAAACATTAAACGTTAGTGCTTTAAACACATTGTCTGAAAATATATCGTCTATTTTTAAATCACAATTGTTACATCCATTATATGGAAATGGAGGAAGAAATAAAAATGTTATCAATGAAGATATTAAATATTTAAGTAAAAAGGTAATTATTTCAGTATACGATGATACAAATACATTTAAAGAAACTGAATTATATAAACTTACAAATATTTGTAATAATATGGAAAATAAAGGAATGGGTGGTATGGCATATCTGAGAAATTATGACGTTCAATATGGAACAGAAAAAGAAGATATGATAAAGAAAAATAAACTTTCATTAAAAATTGTTATTCCAGATGAAACAAATGAAAACGAAAACCCACCCCATCAAGTTCATCGTGATAATGGTTGTCAAATATCATTAATGCGTTTTACTGTATATGACTCTAATTTAAAAGAAGCTATGATTTTCTTTTCTAAAAATAATTCTGCATTGGTATTAAAACCAGATAATCAACGGTATGAACCAATACGATTACCTAAACCAAAAAAAATGGACCCAAAAGTGCAAAAAATATTGGAAGAAAACAGCTAATAAATTATATAAATTATCTATACAATTTATATAATTATGAACAGTAAAACATTTGAGGAAAAAGAATTAAATATTTTAAGAAACGCAGTAGATAAGATTGAAAAAAAAACTGGATATACTCTTATTAATAATCCTAGTATTAAAACAATTATTGAAATTGTTGAACAATTTTTAAAAGATAGAAAACGTATTTGTTATGGTGGAACGGCAATTAACAATATATTACCATTAGAAGACCAGTTTTACGATAAAAAAGTTGAATTACCTGATTATGATTTTTACTCACCAGATCCATTGAAAGACGCAAAAGATTTGGCTGATATTTATTATAGTAAAGGGTTTGAAGAAGTGGAAGCAAAATCGGGTATGCATCCAGGAACATTTAAGGTATTTGTTAATTATATTCCTGTAGCTGATATTACTTATTTAGTAGATGATATTTATAAAAATATAAAAAAACGAGCCATTATAGTTGATAATATTTATTATACTCCAGCCAACTATTTAAGAATGTCTATGTATTTAGAATTATCAAGACCACAAGGTGATATAAGTAGATGGGAAAAAGTGTTAAAACGACTTGGTTTATTAAATAAACATTATCCTTTAAAAGGAAAACGATGTGACAATGAAGAAATACAACGATTATTTGAATATGGAGTTAAAACAACAATAAATAAAAATACATCAAATACTACAGATGAAACAATTAATAATTTAACAAAGGTGGAAAGCGATATTTTTACAACTACTAGAGATTCTCTTATATCTCAAGGATGTGTATTTTTCGGAGCTTATGCCAATAGAATGATTTTAAAACAACATCCAAGGATTAAAAACACGCCTATACCTAGAATACCAGATTTTGATGTTTTATCTTTAGAACCCAAAAATACTGCTAGAATATTAAAAGAAAGATTAACTGATATTGGTATTAAAAAAATAAAAATTATTAAAAAGCCTGGAGTGGGAGAGATAATAGCACCTCATTATGAAGTCAAGGTAGGCGCGGAAACATTAGTGTTTATTTACGAACCATTGGCTTGTCATAGTTACAATATAATTAATATAGCAAATAAAAAAGTCCGCGTCGCCACTATTGATACTATGTTAAGTTTTTATTTGTCATTTGCTTATGTTAACAGAACTTACTATAAAGAAAACCGTATTTTATGTATGAGTGAATATTTATTTGATGTTCAACAAAAAAATAGACTAGCTCAAAAAGGACTACTAAAACGATTTACGATTGATTGTTA